TTCTAAAGTTACTAATCCTACTCCTACAAAACCATTGGCCTTTATAATAGAATCTATAACTTCTGATATATCTACATCATTATCTTTTAAAAAGTCAAGTATTAATTTTTCTCTATCAGTTAGTTTATCTATCTGCATCATTAACTCCTTGTTTATCATTTATAATATTATCTCTAACATGTTTAATTACTTTTAGTAAGGCAATATTATCCACCTTAACAAACTCATCAGTCCATTTACTCCTAACATTAGAGTCTAAATACCAAGTAATAGCATTTAATATTTTGTCATAGTCTTGTCTATTTAATTCCATTAGCAACCTCTCACATAATATTTTTCCCAGTATGAGTTCCAATCTTCAGATACTACATCATATATATTTACTTTTTCAAACTCATACTTAGGTTTTAGTTTCTTTATAACAAAGTCTACAGTTTCTTCAATACATTCTGACTCAGATATCTTTTCTTCATATCCTTCTATCTCGTGTATTTTGTTCTCCCAGTCCATTAAATAATCTTTGTATTTACTCATGCTTGCCTCCTTTAATAATGAGTAATGCCTCTTCTTTAGTCTGTGTTGGCCTATATACTTTCCAATTAGTTTTATCATTAGGCATAGTCTCTATTACATATTCTCCTTTAGTATTATGCCTGAATATAGCCATGTATAATTCTTCTATAGCATTATCAAACTCTTCTTGTGTAAGTAAATTTATCTTTAACTCCTTCACTAAATTAGCGAAGTGTTGTATATTTATCTCATTATATCTGCTCATAGTTTGCCTCTTGTTTTAGTAGTGGCTAGAACTTGGCCTGCATATTGTTTAGTTCTAATTAAGTGTATTTACCTAGAATTGCCTAACACACCACATATTTAATTAATCGAATAATCTAGTATCTAATACCGCCAGGTTTTTAAACCCACTCCTGGCCTTCTTCTTTAGTAACTTCCACCAGTCTTTTGTTTCAAATCTACCAGTAACAGTATTTCTATTTACATTCTGGTATTGTGTTCGATAGTGTTTATTCCTGATAGGATTACCATATCTATTTAATTTTTCTATATTATTACTATTCATTTTATATTATCCTCTTAATTGTAACCATATTAAAACTAGCTATGGCCTTGCTAGTAAGTATCATATTAATACTTATAGTAGGGCTAGTATAAATAAAGGGAGGAAAAAAACTAGCCCTATTATAAGTATTAAGTAT